TGGTCATCGAAAACCGCAGGCTTTCGCTAGCGTGAGACAATTAGAACCGCCCAACTGAGAACGGCTCGCAATAGGCATGACAGTGGATCCCGGGCTGACTGTTGCGATGGCCAAGCGCATTGAACTGTGGCCTTTAGATCGACTTAAGCCATATGACCGCAATGCAAGAACGCATAGCGCCGAGCAAGTGGCGCAGATCGGGGCGTCGATTGTTGAGTTCGGCTTCACGAACCCGATCTTGGTTGACAGCAACGACGGGATCATCGCTGGCCATGGTCGGCTGTCAGCTGCGCAGGAGCTGGGGCTAAAGACGGTGCCGGTGGTGGTGCTTGACCACCTGAGTGAACGGCAGCGCAAGGCATACATCCTGGCGGACAACCAGCTAGCGCTGAACGCGGGCTGGGACACCGACCTGCTGCGTGGTGAGCTGCAGGATCTGGCGGAGCTGGACTTCGATCTGACCCTGATCGGTTTCAGCGATTACGAGCTGGCCGACCTGCTGCCTGATGTGGAGGAGCTGCCGCCAGAAGGCGCGGATGAGGACGCAGCACCTGAGGTGCCAGAGGAGCCAGTTACCAAGCTGGGGGACGTATGGCTGCTGGGAAAGCATCGGGTGATGTGCGGGGATAGCACATCGTTGGATGAGGTGGAGCGGCTGATGAATGGTGGCACCGCCGACATGGTGTTTACTGACCCGCCGTATGGCGTTTCGTTTGTTGGCGTCAAAGGATCTATGTACTCAGCCGGCAAGCGCCTTGGTCGTAATACTGCTGAGGAAATCAAGAATGATGATCTTCGAGGAGAAGATTTGTCAGCATTGTTCTACGATTCGTTGTCTGTTGCCGTAACAGTATGCAAAGATCAAGCGCCTTATTACATTTTTTTTGCCATTAACAGATCCAGTGAAACGCTGCAGGGGCTAGAAACTTGCGGCATCCAGATTAGAAATTGGCTGATCTGGGACAAGGGAAACGTTGGCTTTCACGCAATGGGCGCTCAGTACAAGCCAAATTTTGAAGCGTTTCTGTACTGTCACAAAAAAGGATCTAGCCCAGAATGGTCTGGCAACCAAATGCAGCAGACTATCTGGAGACATTCAACTGAGCGGCTTGGTCTTCATCCAACGATGAAGCCTGTCGCGCTAATCGAGCAAGCGTTAGCCAACCACAAGGCTGCGCTTATTCTCGACCTGTTCGGCGGCTCCGGCAGCACGCTGATTGCGTGCGAGAAGACCAGCCGGCAGGCGCGGCTGATGGAGCTGGACCCGCGCTACTGCGACGTGATCGTCAAGCGGTGGCAGCAGTTCACGAGCAAGCGCGCCACGCTGGAGGCGACGGGTGAGCCGTTCCCAGCTGACGCATGAACCTCCGCAAATACGCCGAGGACCGAAAGGTTGAGTACACGCAGCTGAGCAAGTGGGCTGGCCAGGGCCGGTTCAGCAGCGATGCCATGCGCAAGGATGGCCGGCTGTGGGTGGTGGTTGATCCGCAGGAGCTGGACCGGCAGGTGGCCGCGGCAAAGGCGCCGGACCGCGGCGGCCGTGGAGGTGCGCCTGCGATCGACCAAGCGCTGCAGCAACAGCAGAACCAGGCTGCGGCCATACCATCGTTTGCGCAGTCGCGGGCGATCCGCGAGGCCTATGCAGCGCGGCTGACGCGGTTGGAGTTTGACCAGCGATCGGCCAAGCTGATCGACAAGGCCGAGTTGAAGATGAAGCTCGCCAAGCTGCACATGGCGGTGCGCGACAGCTTGCGCACAATCCCCGACCGTGTGGCACCTATCGTGGCGGCCGAGACTGACCAGGCCAAGATTCACGCGATGTTGCTCAAGGAGATCGGGCAAGCACTGGAGGGATTGAGTGGCGCCATCGGCGATTGATGATCTGCTGGATGTATGCCGCGAAGCGCTGCGCTTTGAGGCGGATCTGACGGTGAGCCAGTGGGCTGACAACCATCGTGTGCTGTCGGGCAAGGCGAGCGCAGAGCCTGGGCCGTGGCGCACCAGCCGGACGCCTTACCTTCGGGAGGTGATGGATTGCCTGAGCACGACAAGCCCGGTGCAGCGGGTGGTGCTTATGGCGGGTGCACAGCTCGGCAAGACCGAAGGCGGAGCTAACTGGCTGGGTTATGTGATCGACCACGCGCCTGGGCCGATGCTGATGGTGCAGCCGACGGTGGACATGGCGAAGCGGCTTTCCAAGCAGCGGCTTGAGAGCCTCATCACAGAGACACCGGTGCTGTCGGAGAAGATTGCGCCGGCTCGTTCCCGGGACTCGGGCAACACGATGTTTAGCAAGGAGTTCCCCGGCGGGATGATGATCTTGACCGGGGCCAACTCGGCTACCGGGCTGCGCTCCACTCCGTGCCGGTACATCTTCCTTGATGAGGTAGATGCCTTCCCTGGTGACGTAGATGGCGAGGGCGATCCAGTAACGCTGGCCGAGCGGCGGAGCACGACGTTCAGCCGGCGCAAAATCTTTATGACCAGCACGCCAACGGTGAAGGACTTCAGTCGAATCGAGGCAGAGTATTTACTGAGCGATCAGCGGCGGTTCTATGTGCCATGCCCCTGCTGCGGTGGAATGCAGTGGCTGAAGTGGACTCAGCTCAAGTACCAGGACAATGACCCAAGCACCGCGCAGTACGAGTGCGAGGTTTGCGGTGAGCGGTTCTCAGAAAATCACAAAACCGGGATGCTGCAAGCTGGCGAATGGCGCGCGACGGCCCCGGGTGACGGCAAGACGGCGGGCTTCCACATCAGCAGCCTCTACAGCCCGCTCGGGTGGAAGTCTTGGCATGAGGTGGTTGAGGACTTCCTGCGCGCGAAAGGCGATGCGCCGCGATTGAAGACCTGGGTCAACACCGTGCTGGGCGAGACCTGGGAGGAGGACTATGCCAGCAAGGTCAGCGCCGATGGCCTGCTGGAGCGATGCGAGCACTTCGAGCCGGCAGTGATACCAGAGAACGGGCTGGCGCTAACGGTTGGCGTTGACGTGCAGGACAACCGCCTGGCGGTGAGCGTGTGGGCATGGGGTCGTGATGAGGAAGGTTGGCTGCTGGATCATCAGGAGATCTACGGCGACCCCTCGAGGCAGGAGCTGTGGAAGCAGCTTGACGAGGTGGCGTTGCGCGAGTGGCCGCATGTGCTTGGTAGCAAGTTGCGGCCTGATGTGGTGGCGATCGACTCTGGCGGCCACTTCACTGCGGAGGTTTACCAGTACGCACGGGAACGAGGCCGGCAGGGTGTGATCGCGATCAAGGGCCAAAGCCAGCGTGGAAAACCACCGATCGGCAAGCCAAACAAGGTGGACATCAACGCCAAGGGCCAAACGCTCAAGCGTGGTGCGCAGGTGTGGCCGGTCGGTAGCGACACGGCAAAGACCACGCTGTTCGGTCGGCTGAAGCACAACGAACCTGGCCCTGGCTACCTGCACTTCCACATGCAGACGACCAGCGAATACTTCGAGCAGCTGACGGCGGAGAAGCAGGTGTTGCGCACCAACCGGAATGGATTCCCGGTGCGCGAATGGGTGCTGCCAGCGAGCAAACGCAATGAGGCGCTCGACTGCTTGGTCTACGCATACGCGGCGCTGAATCGGATGTATCAGCGCTTTGACCGGCGGACGATGTGGGACCAGCTGGAGAAAAGGCTTGAGGGAGCAGGCAAGAAGAAGAAGCCGCTAAGATCGAAACAGCAGACCCCAACCGGGGCCACTGGCTTTGTCAGCAACTGGTAGGCCGTGAACATCCCTAGCGAGATCCGGGCAGGCGACACGATCCAGTGGCGGGATGTCCCTGGTGCTGACAATTTGGGCAATGCGATCAGCAGTTCTGACTACGTGTTGACGTACTACCTGAGGACGAACACGGCAAGCGAAGGCTCGACGGTGGTCGGCACTGCTTACGGGACCGGGTGGGAGTTCACGATTGCCGCGGGCACGAGCACGGGTTTCGATGCTGGGACATGGTTCTGGCAGGCAGTCGCGACCAAGACTGGCAGCACAGTGACGATGGGCTCGGGTCAGCTGACGGTGCTGCGGAGCCTGAGCTATAGCGGCACACCTGGCGCGGTTGATGGCCGGTCGCAGGCACAGCAGGACCTTGAC